TGTACTTTATCATTAATAATTTCAATTCTGTATTCCGGTTCATGCAACACTAATGTTTTGAAACTGAATTTGTCACCACTATAATCAAAAATTCCTTTTTCAGTCATTTCATTGATTTGTTTTGCAACTTCCAACAATTCATTTGGATGCATCAAATATGTTTCAATTTCAATTTTGATTTTCTTGTTTCCTGTCATGACGTATTTTTTTGATTTTCAAATATTTATCAATATTGAATGTTGAACGGATTTGATCCGGATGTGTTTTGGATCTCCATGATTCAACTATTGAAACTTCCTGTGGTGTTAAATATAAATTTTCCATTTTTCAATTAAATTGTGTTATCATTAAATTTCTCAAATTGTAAAGTATTGATAATTGTGTTTTGTGCATCATTCCTAAACCTTCATAAAATAGATTCCTCCAATTGTCACCAAATTTGCATTTTTCCAATGCAATTTCATTGGCTTTTATTTGACCATCAATTGTTGCGTTCAAAAATTTACTTTCATCATAATATATCGCCGGTTCCATTAATGGCACAATACCGTGTTGATACATCAAAATCAATTCCAATTTCACATTGTGATTAATGATTGCATCAATATTGATCCATTTATCATTCAACATGTTTTTCATGATTTCTTTTGTTGGTGTTTGAATTTTTATTGCTTCCATAATTTTAAAATTGTGGGGTGCAATTTCTCGCACCCCATGTTTTTTTTTATTTTTGAAATGGTCTGTTTAATATTTTTTCAATTGCTTTTTCAACAACTTTACGATCCGTTCCGGATATTTGGCACCTTGTTTTCACGTTCATCCAATGGATATTTGAATACACCAATGTATCAACCGCTTGATCAATCATCATTTCCGGATCATTGCTTGGTTCATCCATATCCTGTGATCATTCACACCATGATTCAAGGTATTGCAAAATTCCTTCATTTGAAAATTCAATGCCTTCTTCCTTGAAAATTCGCATTAAATATCGTTTTCCTAACTTCCCTAATGTGTCACACCCTTTGTATGCAACCAATGTTGATCCACCATCAAATGTTCCGTAAATCGTTTCTGCTTGTGTGTTTTGAGTTTTCATAATGTTTTGTTTTTTTTGTTTGTTTCTATACTGTAAATATACAACTTTAATTTGTATCAACAATACTTTTTTACTTTTTTTTTGCTTTTTTTTCATGAAAAAAGGGATGCCCACACCGGCACCCCTTCTTTTGCTATTGGTTTTTACACCATTCCATGAACAGAATTAGCACTTTTTAGCCGTTTTCCGGCTCAAACTCATTGATAAGGCAATATGTAATGTACTTTTGTTTTCCGGATGCTTTACGGTCTTTAAAATGCATTAACCATTCAATGAATTTTTCACGGTTGTTTGTCACTTGGCAACCTGCACTCCATGATCCAATCAACCAATTCATTGTTGCGTTGTACCATTTGAATGTGTTTGTGTGAAAATTGATACCAAACAATCCAACTAATATATCGCCGATTTCTTCCGCTTTATCATTTTTGTTTCCATCCCTATATCCGGAAACCGGATGCACTTGGATCAATTCATGACCTCTTGTGGATCTGTATGTGTACATCCACATATTTTGGTACCACATATCAGATTTCAAAATGAATGCACCAACTTTGTTGTATTTTAAAAATCCACCTTTTAACACGTCACCACCTGCATGTGTTGTTCCTGTGATCACATCAACAAATGCATCATTGAAAAACAAATAAAATTTGTCATCATAAACATTCGGTGTGTCTTCGTTTGATCTTACACCCAAAATCCAATATCCATCCGGAAAAACTTTGAATGTTGGTAATTTTTTTACATGATCCAACAATTGTTGATCCGTGTATGCACGTACTTTTGTTTGGTTATTCATAATATTCCATTTTTTGTATTCGCATAACTGCTTCTTGGTCGCGTTCAATTTTTGATTCAATTGCCAATTCAACATGGTTGCGTTCAATCAAATGTAAAATCAAAACCATTAATTTTCCAAATATTGTCAATTTTTTTTGATATTTCAACCTCCCCAAAACATAGGAAACCGTGTCATCTTCATCACCAAATTTAAAACCACCTTTTTTTGATAGTGTTATTTGTAACAATGTCGAACATGAAACATTGCCAAATTGATCCAATGCCAATGCCATTTTTGCCATGTATGATCCAAAATTGTTGATTCCGGCTTGGAATTTCAATGTGAATGCCGTATAAAAAATTGTGTAAATGAATGATAAAACAGTGAATACAACAACCAATAAAATTGACAATATCAACAATGTCAATCCCTGCATGAACTTCACAAAATTAATTTTCACTAACTTTTTCATTCTTTTTGAATTTAGAAATTAAATATAATACCGCCAAAATAAACAATCCAATCAAAATCCACTTTAACCAATTATCAAATTTTGTTTTGGTTTCGTAGTATTTGACCGGTATTTTTCGTTCAATTATTTTTTCAATTGTGATTGTGTCACACTCTGCATTCACAAAAATACTATCATGCACCGTGTACATTCTAATTTTCAACCTGTCTTTTGTGATCGTGATTGTGTCACGCAACAATGATGTCAAAAAAACTGTGTCAACCTCTGTTTTTGGAATTTGAACACGTATTGTGTCACGCATTATCACGGTGTCATTTTGATGCACATGCGGAAATTTATGTACCAATCTTTCATGTCTATTTGTTGCACGTCTTATTGGATCACATGATGTCATTGATTGTAAAATCAATAAAATTCCGATCAATATGATTATTGATGTTTTATATGTTGCCGGTTTCATCTTCATTTTTTTTATTTAATATTTCCAATGCTTTTTGCGTTCCTTTTCCGGTTACTCCAATTGAAATTGTTGTTAAAATTAATGTTTCATGCAAATCAAATTCCGGATGAAAAAATGATATTAACACCTCAACCGATCCCCAAACCAAACCGGAAACAACAATTATCAACGTCATTAAACGCATCATTGATTTCCTGCCGTTGTCATCATTCAAAAATCCCATCTTTATTTTATTGTTAGTATTTTATTGTTAGTTTATCAACCATGTTTTGAATTTCTCGCACAATGCGCAATTCCATGTTCACCATTGCGTTTTCCAATTTGCCGTGTCCTGTGTTCATTTCTTTTTGTAGGTCATGAATGACATTGTTTTGATCATCAATGCGTTTGTGCAATGCATTGTTCATTTCTTTTTTTCTGTCCTTCAAATCACTGATTTCACGTTCTTGTTCAATATTTTTTGATTCCTGCAAATCAATTTTTGATTTCAATTTAATGTATGCACCAACTGCACCTATAATTCCACCACCAACGGAAACTAAAACATCCAATGATATTTGTGTACCTAAATCCATTTTTACGCAACTATTTCAATGTCATTAACTGTGATACCAAAAGTTTTTGCCATCTCTATTCTAAACGCAAAATAAAAAATGTATCGTGTTGTTTCTCGATAATTTAAACCTGCCGGTATTTCAGTTTTCACCGCATTGTACAATGATTCAATTTCTTCATCAAAACATCTGAAACCTGCAATGTGTACAATTGCACCATTCAAATCCTTGTATTGGTAATTTGCACCAATGGTGTTAAAATCGTTTTCCCAAACGGATGGATTTTCTTGTATCAATTCCGCTTCTAAAATACCACTTTGTTGACTTGCAACACTGTTTGGATCGTTATATTTAACCTCTATTTTTGTAACTAATTTCATTTTTTTTATTTTTTATTGTTTGCAAATTCCTACTATTTGAAGCATTCCAATCACGTCATCAACTGTTGCACCTGCTCCTGTTGACAGTGTTTGTTGAACGGTTGGTGTTGTTCCCCAAAAACCTATTTTTTGACTGTCTGCCGTTCCTATTTTTGTTCCAACTCCACTGCCAACAATTACATCCGTTCCATCCGCTTGGTTTAAATTCACATAATTCCAAAATGTACCTGCATCAATTTGAGCATTAAGGGTTCCGTATGTTTGAAATGTGATACGGTAGCCTGTCATTAATCGTAAATAATTTCCATTTCCACCGTATATTGTACAGTCATTACCTTGAAAATACAAATTGTTTGCCGTTCCAAACTTCCCAACATTTATGTCAGTATTTAAAGCGGTTAAATTTTCAGAAAACGTTGCAATGTCTTTTGTCCTTGCATAATTTTCAATTGCTAATTTATCGGTATTTAATGATCCACCTAAAACAACACTTCGTTTTCCAATTGTGTCAATTAACTGATCTGAATTAGACAAATTTGATGCACCGGATGGTGTTGTTGGTACATATTTTGTACCATCCCACACCAATATATCACCAACTATTGCACCACTCGCTGATGCACGGCTAAAATTTCCGGTGTTATCCTGTAAAAATGTTTTTAAACTATTTTCATCAAATGCCGTTGTTCCTGTTTCACCGTTTATCCAATCACCAATTTCAGCATATAAAATGACCAATGTACCATTGTCAATTTGTTCTTTCACCAAATATGCCGTTGATGTTGTTGTGTACACGCTTCGTGACGTTGGATATTCACTGAAAACACCATCATTGTCCGCAATGATATAATTTCCTCTTACATATAATCTTTTAGCCATTTTTTTTCTTTTTCACAAAGTTAATAAAAAGTTCGTTTGTTCTTTCTTCTATCGCCAACCTCACATGTCAAAATTGCTTTGCGTTGTAAAATATCTAAATAGTCAATTTCCGGTGATTCCTGCACCACAACCGGCAAATCCAAATATTTGTATGAATGATTGTGCGCATTGTAGTCACTAATAAACATTTCATTTTCACTCAATAAATAAAGATCTGTTAATTTTGTAGTCAAACATTCACCACATGGATCCGTTGTGATTTTGTACGTGTTCAAATTTTCACGCACAACCGTTTTCATTCCACGATTTTGATAAATCAAATTATCAATTTCCATGTTTGGTTGACGTTCACCAATGAAACCATAAAAACGCACGGTATCTTCAATGTTTGATCCTGTAAAATCCATATTTTCAATCTCATGTTGTAAATTGAATTTCACACGGATCCGTGCCGTTTGCAATGCATTTTCGATTGTGTATGGTTTCACGTTGTATGCACCCCAAACAAATTCATTGATTATTCCGGAAATATTGTATTGCACTATTAATTCATAACAACCAACACCATCCAATGTCAACACGTCAATCCATTTTATTGTTGTATAATATGCATCACTTTCATTTATGAATGCATTTACTGTTGGAATGTATGTTGCATCAACTCCGTTTTTTCTCAATACAAATTGCACCGTATCTGTTGGATCACTTAATTTTATCCATGCACTTGTCACATCATTTTTCCATGTTTCCGGATCCGGTGATGCCAATGCCAACATTGGTTCACAATCACAACACCCCTTCCAACCTCTGTTTTGTTCTTCAAATATGACCGGCAATTGTATTGCATCATATTTTCTTTGGTGCCTGTCTTCTATTGGTACACATATTGGTGGATCACATGATGTTGCCGTGAAACTTTGCCAACCTTCATCATTTGACGTGTATGTTGTTGTAAATGGACAACCGCATGATGTGTTTGGTTGGTTTATTTCTCCAACAAATATGATTTGACCGTTTGGATTTGGTGGCGCATCGCATTTTGTTCTTTCAACTATCCATTGGCATATTTCGTCACCGATTAAATTCAAAAACAAATTAAATCCGAATCCTTCAAAACACCATGACCAATATGGTGCATTGTTAAACCATCCGGATGGTGTGTTGAAACTTGCACTAAATGTGTCACCCAATGTTGGCACCTGCTCAATCACTAAACATGGACAAATTCCACACGATCCATTTTCCGTTTCTAAACTTGTGAAAATTATATTTGGCAACCAATCCGGTGTTGATCCAATTGGACAAATTGAAAATGGATCTGTTAATTCTGTCACTGTTAAAATACCACCAACACCATCTGTTGTGATGTTCCACGTGTCCGAATTATCATGCCAAATGTAATATGTCACACCATCAACAATAAATTCAAATGTGTTAAATCCATTGAAAATTCCATTTTGCAAAACCTCAATTGTTCCACTGCTCAATGTGGTTTGATAGGTGATTTTTATACATTCACAACTAATCATTTTGAATTGTTTTTTATGATAATTGACTAATCAATGCATCCTTTGCATTTTGATCCATAAACGGCAATGTTGATGCCTGTATTGCATCCAACAACGGTTGTGTGTTTCCTAATACATACGGAAACAAATGCAATGATGTTTCTGTTGAAACTTGTGACACTTTATTTTCTGCGGTTGGTAGGTCATCACCTAATGACATAAAATATCCAATAAATGAAACGGTTGCATCATTCATTTTCAATTGTCTAATTGCGTTTCTTTGCTCGTATGTTGTTGTAATTTCTGACATTTTTTAAATTTTTAGTTTAATTGTTCGATTTTTACTGAATGCACGTATGCATTTGCACCAAATGTGTCCAAAACATTTTTGTTATCCCTAAACACCATCAATGTGATTGGATCGTTGTGTAACATATCAGTGCTATCAAAAATGTATTCCATTTTTTGTATTTCAAATCCACCAACAACCGGTTCCGCATTTGTGATCCATTGTGTTGTTGGTAAACCTCCAAAACCTTGTGTCAATGTCGGTCTTGTCATTCCTACATTCCAATATACATTTCCTGCGGTTGCATCTAATGTTGTCCAAACAATTGTGACTTGAAATTGTTTATTTAAACTTAATCTGAAATATTCCGGCACTTGGAATTGCACATAGAATCCACGTCTTTGACCTGTTTTTTTAAATTCTCGTAATGTGTATCTTTGATTTAATGTGATTTCAATCGGTTGATTAATTGGTGATGCTCCGTTCCAATTTGCACCGGATGCAACTGTAAATTCAATTGATGTAAATTGTGCAATTGGTGGTAAACCGTAACTGTCAACTAATTGGCTTACAATTCCTGCTTTAATTGTTGATCCCAATATTTTTTTGCTTTCATATCCGGATCCTGTCCAAAAATCAATATCATAATAACTTTCATCTTGAAAGGTCAATTGTTCTAATGGGTATTCATTTATTTTCATATCTCTAAAATTTAAGGTGCCATTTTTTTGTCATCACCTGTTGTTGTTGTTTTTGTTGTTCCATCGGTCATTGTCTTCACCTCTATTGGCACCGGAAAATCACACCTTTGTTTTATCTTTGTCGTAAATTTACAACCATTTGACAAATCTATCAAATCCGGATCAAAAAAGCATTCCATTCTTGCAATGTTTGGTGCCGGATATGTAATGATCATTTGCACATTGTCCAATGGTGTTAATGGGTTTGTTAAATCATTATCAAATGGTAAAACTGAACTGCAAATGTATCTTTTTTCCGCTTCAAATGGTTCAACCGTTATCATACCCCAAATTCCCAATGGTTCCCATGTTCCAACCACCAATGTGTGTGTTGCAACAACTCGCATCAATTGTCCAATTGTTACAATTCCAACATTTTGGTTTGTGCTATCAATGTACAATTCAATATTTTGCACAACGTTTGGATCACTGTCATAGTCTTTGTCAATAAACACATTTGAATGCGTGAATGCTAAACCATTTTTTATCACACTAATTTCAATGCGCAATTGCCAATCTGTCAAATTATCGTATTGTTCCCAATTTTTATTTTGTGTTGGGTAAAAATCAACATTTGCATTTGGTTGTTGCAACCAATATTTCCAATTCAATAAAAATGGGTAATATATCGCCACTCCATATTCCAAACCTGCATCCAATGATGGGTACAAATATAATTTTGCATCTTGTTTCAATGAATTTGATGGTAATGTGGTCACAACATTTTGTGATTCATTTAATAAATATCTACCATCACCGGAAATTTGAACGGCACCAAAACCAAAATTTGATTCTATCAATGTAAAATCATCATTTGTCAATGTGTTGAATGCTTCAATTTTTACATTAACACTGTCAACACTTTCAAATTTATCCAACAAAAATGTGCCAAAATATGCAATGTCATCTTCTGTGTTTGCTTCAAAACCTGTATTGATTCCATTGATTTCATCTATGTTTTCGGAATGATCTAAAAATCCATAATCATCAACCATGTCCAAAACTCCACCAACCGGTGGATCACATTTTAATTGATCACCAAAAATCAAATGGTTGATGTTTCCGCACTTGATCCAAACATAAAAAAGTCTGTCACCATCTTCAACACCTGCCATGAATGTGTCAAAATCAGTGTTTGGTGTGAATGTGAAATTTATGGATGTTTGTGTACCAACAACATTCACACTATTTATTTGTATTTCGTAACCTGCACCAAATTCATTCAATGGTGATGTCAACAATGGTAATGGTGCAACATCTGACGTTGGTACCAACATTGTGATTGGATATTGATTTTGTATGCGGTTTCTGTAATATGCATCATTTGTTGAAACGTAACATGCACCAATTCCAATGTCATCAATCACACCATCAACAACAACATCATGTGTTGATGCAATGCAATAGTCCAATTCTTGAATACCTTGTATCAACGTGCTATTTGCAACTGACGTTTCATTTGCTTGGTTAAACCATCCGGTGTTTGCTTCTTCGTCATATCTTACCTCTGCACGTGGATACGGATCGGATGGAATTGATGCCCACAACAATTTCATGAAAAATTTTAGATTGTTGATTGTTGCAAACCAACTTTCCTTGTACATTCCGGAATTTGCAAATGTGATGTTTATTGTGTATGTACTCCAATTTTGTGAATTGTTTGCATTTCTTATGATCTCACAATTTTTGAAAAATTGACCGGATTGATTGCCAACGAATGTTCCAAAAACGTTTCCACCAATACCCAATGTTGATAAATCAAAAAATATTGCACGTGAATTTTCACCATCAATCAAACTTGGTGAATTTCCTGCAACATTGTTTCCACCGGATGCATGATTGATTAATATATCTAAATCGTTTCTTTGTCTTGGATTTGTGAAACCGTTTGTGGGTGTCGTTATTGGTGGCAATGGTGGTGATGGTTGACCATAATAGTCCAATGCATAAATAACAAGGTATTCAAGGTTTGTTATACTATAAAATTGTGGCATTGCACCAAAATCACATTCTATATCATCAACGTATTCAATATTTGAGTACCATGATGCCATTGGCGCACCACCGCTTGTGTACCTTGTTATCCTGCACCAATCACCAACTCTAAATCCTTCCTCTAACCATGAAACCTGTGGTGATGTCACAATGTTGATTGAATTTGTTGGATCCAATGTCAATGGGTTGCCCAATGTTGACATCCTTATTTGTGAACGTATTTGAAATTGTGCGGTTAATTCGTCACCTGCATTTGATTTGTATTGTGTTGTTCCAACACCAAATGCATCAATGAAATTACCTGTTGTTATCTGTAACGGCATATTTGTCAATTATTTTTTGCAATTCTGTGGTATCGCCATTTCCTGCAACTTTTAATACTCGGTTCAATTCTGCTTGTTCTTTTGCGAAATGTTCGCATTGTTCCGGTGTTAATTTATTCAATTCAAGGTTCAACATTTTTGTTTGTTTGGCAACATTTTTTTGCATCTTGTTTGTCAAATCAATCATTTCTTTGTGTATTCGTGTGTGATCCATACTAATCATTTAATGTTAAAACTACAACTTTTCCATTTGCATAATCATACGGCATTTTGTATGATATTGTTGCCAAACTTTGTTCATCATTGTATTTGATTGTTAAAATTTCACATGCCAAACCATCAATTTCCGCATAGTTATTATTTAACAAATTTACAAAATCTGACGGTCTAAACCGCACCGGAACTTCTGAAAATATTTTGTAATCATTATTTTGTATCTCATTTATGCGGTGAAAATTGTTGTAAATCGTTGATGCCTTCATTAAATCAACATAGTTTGCCGGTTGTTTTCCGTTTACCGCCCAAATTAATTTTGTTTGACCGTAGAATTGTTGACCAATTTGTGTCACTCCAATTCTATTTTGAATAATTGATGCAAAATTTGAATTTCCACCAAATGCATTTGCAACCTCATCAATGAATTTGAAAAATCCTTCTGCAATTTTTTCAATCCAATTCAATTCATTTTTTCTCACACCCAATGCAAATGGTATTGCAATATCGTTGAAACCTTTTATTGTCACCAAATCCGCATTGATCACATTTGTTGGATCCGTGTGGTATTCTGCATCCGTTGGATCGAAAAAATCAACCGTGTGAAAATCTGCATAATCAACCAAATAATGTATGTATGTGCGTTTCCATGCTTCATCCGTGTTCAATGTGTATTCACTTTGTCTGTCATCCTGCAAATTCAATGCCGGTAACATTTGATTTAATGATTGATTTGCCCACCAATCACGTCTTTCAATGCGCACAACACCATTGTACACACGTGTTCTTGCATTAAACATCAATTCAACCGTATCAATCAAACTGCCCAATGTCGGTGTGCTATCCTGTGCGGTTGGATAACCTTTTGTAAATGAAAAATTCAAATCATTTTCAATGAAATCACAAATTCCTTTTTTATCCTTTGACAATGGCACCGGCATGATTGTCAAATTTTTCAATCCATCCAACAATGTTGATTCTAATTGATAACCTAAATATTGACATCCTTTTGTGATCAACTCACGGATTGTTGCACCTAAATAATATCTAATTTTTGGAAACAACAACTCAAACATTTGTTGCGCCAATTTTATGATTGCAACAATGATCAATGCAATTAACGCAATTTGTACAATTGCTTTGACAACCAATGTTGCAATTTCGGCAGGATCCAATGTTACACCTGCACCAACTTCCGGTGTCACACTGTCAATGATGTTTGTGATTGTTTCGCTTAATGCTTTTATTGATTCAATCAATGCATCACCCATTGTGTAAAGTGAAATTGCCAATGTAATTCCCAATTCAACTTGATTGTCACGGATGATCAAATATGGAATGTCAATGAAATTGAATTGCACACCTTTGTATGCCATTAATTCAAATGATGTTCCCTGTGCGTTATCCCAAAAATTATCCCATCCACCACGTTTTTTCAACTTCAATTCAATTTCAAAATCTCTGAATACTGCACCATCTGTCAAATCAACATAATATTCCAATGAAATTCCATTATCCATTTGGATTGTATATGGTATTCCTTCAAAAACTCCCTGTGAAATAATATGGTTTTCAACAATTTCACGCGCTTCACGTGGCAAAATAACTTTGTCAGCATCAACTTCCAAAATGTTTGGATCCCTTCCAAATGATGATGTCACACCAAATTCAAAAATATTTCTTGGTGCAACTTGTATTCCATTCAAAAAATGTTTCATGATCTGTAACGGTTAAAAATTTTAGTATTTCCGGTTTTTGTTTCTCTTACAATCTGCAATGCACCATCAATGATCCTTTCAAATTCAATGTTCACTTCCGGTTTATTTCGTACTGTATTTTCAAGTGATTCCAAACGTTTCACAACTTCTGTTGTGTTCCAACCGGATCCAATTTGTACGGCACCGGATCCATTCAACATTTCACCGGATCTGTGCAATGATGCAATTTTTGCCAATTCTTCATTTGATATATCGCCAACCATTGCATTTTGTTGTTTGGTCAAAACACGTTCATTTGGATGCAAAACAGAAAGAAAATCACCACGACCATCAATGCCATTTCCGGTTTTTCCGGTGTCTTCTGTTCCTTCCTCAAAGAATGGTAAATTTTGAATAAATTGTGTTAACAATGTAATGTCACTAAACGTTTTCAAAAGTGGGTTTTTCACATCCGGATCCTCTGAATTTCTAATGTATGCCTGTAATGCATCGGATGCCAATTGGACACGTTGTTTTTGTTTTTCCAATTTTTCTTTTTTCCGGTTTTGTTCTGCAATTAGTTTTGCTTCAACTGCCAAACTTTCTTTTGCGTTGATATTTCCGGCTTTTGCTAAATCAACATAATTGTCATATCGTTGTTGTGATTTTGCAATTTCTTCATCAATTTTTGCAATTCTTTTATCTGTAAAATAATTGAATGCTTCTGTTAAACCTTCAATGATTGCAATTTGATCTTCTGCCATTTTTTTTTCTTCATCAATCAAATCTTTGTTTGCATCTGTGATTTCTTTACGTTTCATTGTTGCCAATTCCATTTCAAGATCCAACGTATCAACACCCAATTTTTTCATTGCTTCAATTCTTTTTTCATATTGATCAATCAAAAATTTTGTGTAATCTTCTTCAACTTCTTCATTTGACCTTGTTGATTCCAATAATTTCAATCTGTACTCATCCGCTTCACGGTCAAATTTTGCATTTAAAATTTCCGCACTCCGGTTTCGTATTTGATCAATTTGATTTTGTGATTCTTTTGTTGCATCAACAATTTTTTCATTAAAATCCGCATATATTTCAAATTCTCTGTTTTTTTGTCCGTTAACTTCAACCAAATATGATTCTGTTGCCTTTTTTACTTCTGCATCATAATTGTCATTTATTTTCTTTTTTGCGGTTGCGGTCAAACCTTCTTGTTCCAACAATTTTTCCTTTTGTTCTCGCAATTTTTCTATTTCCTGCACATAGCGTTGGTCAATTGCTTCCGCTTCTTTTTGTATTACAATATCCCTTTCATTTTCAATTCCTGCAATAATCAAATCACGTCTTTGGTTTACAAAATCAATAATTGTTGACATGTCCGGTTCTTTACCAACTGCAATTTGTGCATCAATCAATTCTTGTTCCTTCAAAATCAATTCATCCAATTCCATTATTTGTCTTTCACGTGTGATTTTTTCAATGGATCTTGCCAATTCCAATTCCTTTTCATACGCTTTGATCATTTCCTGTTGCAATTCATACGTTGTTTTTAATTCCGTATTGAATTTCTTTTGCTTTGCTTCTTTTGTTTTCCTTCCATCGTTTGCATCTTCTCCATCCGGTGTACGTGTTCTGTCACCTGTAAATTTTCCTTCACCCTGTGATGTTGCTTTTGCTTCCTCCTGCATCAAACCAATCAATTCCTTTTTTAATCCTTCTTTTTGATTTTTCAATCGTTTTAATACTTTTTCATTTTCTTCCTGTTGTTCCTTTAATACACTCCATGTGTTTTCATAATCTCCAAAACCTTGTATAAATTCACCTCCAAATCCTGTCCATGCTTCTTTCATTTTTTCGGACAACTTCAAATTTTCTGTTTCCAATTTTGTCATTTCATTTCCAATGAAACCAAATTTTTGCCGTACTTCATCCAATGCAATTTTTTGTTCAATTTGTTTATTGATTGCTTTGTACGTTTTTTCCAATTCACGCAAAAATTTATCCTCATCTTTTATGTTCTCTAATGTGGTACCGTATTTTTTATTTAGTTCGCCAATTAATCTGTCACGTTCTCCATTTTCTGCATTTGCACCTTTGATTGCTTCAACCAAAACATCCAATTGCATTTTTTCTTCCTCCATTCGCATTTTGGATTGTTCACCAATTTCATTCAACCTGCCTTGTATTTCTTCCATTTGTTCGGCTTCTGTATTTACAACGTTAAATGCTTCATATAATTTATACAATGCCAAAATGATCAATCCAAATGCGTTTGCCTTTAATGCTTGACCTAATTTATTGAATGCGGTGCCAATTCCTTGCATTGCACCTTTCATTGCAAACATTGCTTTTTGTGATCTTGTGGCACCTTGCGCAACTCCTGTGAATGATACTGCCAAAACTTTATTTGCTCCGGCACTCAACATTGTAACCGCTTTATATGTCACCCATGCTTTACCAACTGAAACAACAACATCCAAAATTGTTGCTAAATTATCCGCTAAAAATTTCAATCCATCTTTTAACATATCGCCAATTCCACCGGCTTCACTTGCTTTTAAAATATAACCTTCCCACGCACTTGATAATAAATCCAATGATCCACCTAATGTGTCCAACTGCATGTTTGCCATGATTTCTGTTGCACCTGCACTTTCATACATTTTTTGTGTTAATTCATCAACATGTCCGGATTGCTCTGCCAACACCGTTGCAACCGTTGCACCACGTTTTCCAAACAATTCCATTGCGGTTTTGTTTTTATTCGTTGATGTGTTGATTTCCTCCATTGCCTGTTTGTAGGTCATACCGGATTTTGACAAATCCAAATATATATTTCTCAATGCCGTTCCTGCGGTTGATGCATCAATACCATTGTCAACCAATGCACCCAACATTGCGGTTGTTTCTTCAACATTCAATCCGGCACTTTTTGCAACCGGTGCAACACTTGCCATTGCCGTTGAAAATTTTGACATGTCTAATGCACTTGATGAAAATGATTTTGCCATTACATCGGTCAACCTTCCGGTATCTTCTGCACTCATTCCAAATGCTCTCAATGTTGATCCAACAACCGTTGATGCTTCTGCCAAATCTGTTCCGGTTGCACCTGCTAAATTCAAAACGGATCCGGTCATTGCTTCAATTTGTCCTTGATCAAATCCTAATTTTGCCAATTCCGTTTGTAATTCTCCAACCTGTGATGCCGTGAAACGTGTTGTTGCACCTAATTGTTTTGCTTGTTCTGTCAAACCTGCCATTTGATCACGTGAAATTCCCAAAACGGATGCTAAATTTGCTTGTGATTGGTCAAAATCTTTTATCACTCCAAAAACGTTCCGGATGATCATTGCACCTCCCATTGAGACACCCAATGCACCAAATGCACTTGTCAATTTCCCTAATGCACCACGATAATTTCCAACATTTCTGAAATTGTCACCAACTGTTCGATCCAATTTTTTCAATTGTGCATCACCTTGTTTTGCACTGTTTGTGACTTGTCTGTATGTGGATGCCAATTTGCGATATTCTGAACTATTTTTTTTTCCTGCCTGTTCCAATTTCATCAATTGCGTACCCAATTCTTTGGATTGGTTTTTTTGATCACGTGTTGTGATCACCAATTGTTTGTATGCACTGTTTTGATCTTTTACCGCTTTTGCGTTTTTCTGCAATGTGGCATTTTCTTTTTCTTTGATTCTTTGCAATTGTTGCGCATTGGTCATTTCCATTTTTTGCGTTTTCAATTGGTCTTGTTTCAAACGTTCCATTTCACGTTCCGCATTGATCATTGCCTTTTGCGCTTCTGTTTTGGCTTTGTCAACTTTTACGGATTGTGCCATGACTACATCCGCTTTTTTTACTGCATTTGACAATTTGTTGATTCCTGCGGTTGTTTTATCCAAATTTCCTGTCAAATCTTTTTGAATAATTTGACCGGTTTTTTTCAATCCAACATTTAATTTGTCCAACATTGCAATTGTACTTTTCGCACTGTCACGCACTTCCTTGTACAAATCTTTTTCCGCAATTTCACTTCTTTTTATTTGTCCATTTGCCATACTCGTTCAAAATTTCGTAATATTCAACAACGGTTGTTTCCTTTATTTTTAATGGGTACCCCAACCACTTCCCCAAATATATCAATGTTGTTTCAATGCTTTGTCCATCACCAAAATGGATTTGCATTGATTCAATTTTTGCATTCTGTATTTCAATTTCATTGATCACAAACCGTTCATTTGTTGTGATAAATTTACATTGCAACATTGCTTTTTTTTGCAATAACTTCAAATACTTTTCAAACTTTTCACCCAATCCAAACCGTTCCAAATATTCATCATACAACATGATCCAATATTTTTCATTGTCATCAAATTCAATTGGCTTTTTGTTTACATATCGCCAATCATCATCCATGCATTTGATCCAATTGTACAACGGCATTTCATCAATTGATGCCCAACGTTGTCCGTGCGTATTGGATAAAATTTTGCCGGATTTTTTCCGTATAAATTGCCAAATTCTGTTCATTTAGTCCTAAAATATTAATTGACCACCAATTTTCCTGTTCCATGTGTGCGGTGTTGGCTTCTATTAAAATACTATCTTTCATCACAACAACATACATTGACCGGAAAAATGCACCGGTATCCTCCAATGTATATGGTGTTCCTGCAATTTTTGATGGGTTGATCAATTGTGTTGTTTCTGAATAAATACCAATTATTTCATTGAATTTGTCAACACCTTTGTTTTTCAATTGGTTGTACTTTATCAAATCCGTGATCATTTTTTGCACTTCCGGTGTGTGTGCATCAAACCATGCAATTGCATCCGATAATCTCTCGGCAACTTGCAAATGTACATCCATTGGTGTTGATCCTATACCCATTTTTCATCAAATTACAAAAACAAAGATACAAAAAAATGGTGTGCAATTTCTCACACACCATTTTGATTTTTCGTTTTGATTCTTTATTTTTTTGATCCTTTTTTGGATTTTCTTTTTGGGTTGGCTATTGTATGCGCATGTTTCACAATGTCTTTGCGTAAATATTCAAAACGTTCATACGCTTGTGTCAATGTTATTCCCTGCAACACTTCCATTTTAAATGTTGTTTTTCCAACTGTTATTTGTCCATCCATGATCATAAAATTTTAAAATTAAACTGTTACACCGGAAACCTCACCAATGAAACCAACACGTGAAACACTGAACATCAATGATACACCTGCACCAAATCCCTGTGATGCATAATCTAACAAATAAACACCATCATTTACCTCTGTTACTGCATCCGGTGCAAATGAGCCAATACCATCTGTAATTGACCAATCTGCCGGATTTGTTGCACCAACATAGTCAATTTTATTGTATGCGGTACCGTAACAAAATTCTGCATTTACTGCCGTTGCCGTTTGTCCAACTGCACCATCAAATGTCAAAACAACATCAACCAAACCATCCAATGTTGTAAAATCAACACCGGCTTCATCACTTGTGATCATGTACATTGTTGATTCATCAAACAATCTGTTGACATCAAATGCCAACATGATTTTTTGCACTGTACTATCTGTTGCAAACATAAATGTTGGATTCCATGATGGACTATCAACCGCAATTGGATATAAATATCCATCTACTTCCGATCCAATCAAATTTCCATTCACATCAACAAAGTAAACACCAAAATCAACACAACGTGTTTTTTCAAGTTTACCCAAAAATGTTGGTGTGCTATCTTCACTCCATAATTCACCACTAAATGATCTTTTACCTTGACGTAAAAATGCCATTCTTCCGCTATTCGCTTCCTCAAATTGGCTATCCGCTTTTGGCAATTCTACATTTTCAAATGCAGGTAATGGAAACCATCTTTTTGATGCATCCGGTTCATTGATTAAATCTGACCACACCGGTATTGGCGCATTCAAATCAATTCTGTTTTTTGTTCCATCATTTGCCGTTAATGGCACAATGATCATTGAACTTGTTATACTAAACAACGGTACACAATTTGGTCTTCCGGTGTTTGAAATTCCTGCGTTACATGCACATCCTTTCATATTTTCTACTTTTTTATTTAAAATTAATAATTCAATTTAACATTTGCAATTCGCTTTGTACATTGACAAAGTGATTTCTAATGAGGTACCGGACAAATTTGCATCCAACACGTTTTCCAACATTCCATTTTCATTTTCTGTTCCAAAACGTGAAAATGTTTTGTACCTGTATTCATCAACGGTTTTAAATTGCTTTAACCGTTTAACGGTATTAATAAATTCATGCATCAACTGTTGCATTGGTTGCACCACTTGTTTTCTGTGATCCGGTGTGTAATATTGTGCCGGATCCGTTTCATCTAAGAAAAACAACCGCAATTCCATGTCACGTTCAATTGCCGATCCTCTGCCGTAACCGGTTTCACCTATCACTTCCAACATCCAAATCAATGGTAATTTGTTTTCAAGGTGATCACCTGCAATTGTCCATTCACGGTTCGTTGCAATTTTTGTTCCTGTGATCCAAAATGGTGGTGTTAAAAAACACAATCCATCCAATGTCAATTGTGGATCTGTCAATGAAACTGCAACAATGTATTCATCCGGTTCAACTTCATTGATCAAAAATTCATTTCCCAAATCATCTTTGACTTTTTTTCCTACTCTCGCCCATTTTGTGTGGCATGTGTATGTTTTTCCATCAATGATGTTGTATTTGCCAACAAATGAATTGTCCATTTGATCAACTATACCTTCAACAATTATTGCAACATCTTCAATCATATCCAATGTGTGAATGCTTTACTAACTCCATTAAAATTTGGGTATTCGCTTGAATTGTCGCAAATGTACCGTTGAATTGCTCTGTGTATCCTCACCGCATCGTTATACCTTGTATAAATTTGTTGATTTAGCGTTGATACATTGTTGCTATTCTCACCGGTTGGTGCAACTACTCCACTCACCCAAACTTGGTTGATTTGATCCTTTAAGTATTCAAAATAAATGAAACCTTTGACCATTTCAACCATTCCATCACTAATCACAACACCACAACAGTTTCCATCATAAACAAACGCATTATATATCGCCAAATATTCCGGTGAAACCGGTACACCTGCATTCAAATCCGCAACAAAATCATTGAACAATTGACCACCTAATAATTGGATCAAATACAATCTTTCATATTTTTCAATGTATGATTGAATTTTTTGTTGTTCGTACATGCCCTTGTGCAATTCGTATTTGCCCTTGCCAAAATCTGCGTATGTGATGCTTAATATGCTCATAGTTTTTGGAATATTAACCGGATCCTATTAGTTGGATCCGGTTTTTTTTGTTGTTTTTTTCTTTGTTGTTGACTGCTTTTTTTCCTCAACCTTCATTGATTCTGCATTAACTTTTGCCGGTTGGCTTTTTTTGTTTTTGCCTTTGCAATCTTCACATTCATCACATCCATCATTGCAATCTTTTGAAGGAACAACACATGCAATTCCATTTTCCAACAAAAATTGTCGTTGGTTTCCTTCGGCATCAATTATTTGATCCTTTTTCAAATTGCCGTATGTCCTTAAAATTCTTACTTTCATGACTTCGTTTTTTTAAATGTTCAACAAATTATGGGTTTGTTATATCTAATAACGCACCTGCAACATCTGAACATTTCATGAATGCATCACGTTCAATTGTTGAAACATGGAATTGTAAACGTTCAACCGCTTTGATTGTAACAACTTCGTGTTCAAAATTGTCATTGTTTTCGTATGCCATTTCAATTGTTGATGCCATGCGGTCTAAAATTTGACCTTTTGAACTATCAAACACATACAATGTATTCGGTGCAACAATTGGTGATGTCACAACACGCATTCCATTTAACACGGCATTTCCTGTCAACATGAAATTTGGCAATAAATAGTCACCATCCGCATTTTTCGTGTGCATAAATTTCACCCAATCATTGTAATTCATCAAAATTGTGTCTGCATCCCATGCACGTTCTTGACCAAATGTGAAAATTTGCGCTTTCATTGCACCTGTTAATTCTGCAAGTGTTGCACTTGTGAATGCACCTGTATATGGTGCCAAAACATTTGCCGGTTGAAATTCACTTGCAATTGTATCAATTGACAAAATTGATCCTGTACCCAATAAAAGTTCATAATCTTCTGTCAATTTGATTGATTGGTTTACCAATTGCTTAATTTCTGCTTCAACAAATGAATAATCATCCATCATGTCAATACATACATCAACAAAATCACGGATTTTTGAAATTTGCACCGTGCGTGTGATCCACGTTTTTTTCGTGTTGTGTGTTGACGTTGCACATGCAATAACAACTTTTGCATCACGTGTCACCGTTTCTTCTTCACGATATTTCACGTATTCTGTTGAAACTTTTGTACGTCTGAACAAATCAATGATTCTTGTTGCACGTACCGGTTTTTCAACTGTACCATTCAACCATTGTGCATAATCTGTTCCACTTGTGATGTCGGATGGATTTTGCACTGCCTTCAATGCTAATTCAACCATTCCGGATTTTGATTTGATCATGTCCGCAATGTTTGTTCCTTTTTCTTTGATTAGGTCAAACAATGATTTTTTTGCAACCGGTTCACCTTTTGCATTTTCTTTCAATCCTGCAATTGCACTTTCCAATTCAACAAATTTTGTTTGCATTTCTGCAACAACTGTTTCATTGTTTTTTTCTGCAAATGATGTTTTCAATGCTTCAAATTCACTTTTCAATCCATCAATGTCACTTGCTTTTGCAAGTCCATTTGTTTTTTCTGCAATTTTTGCTTCAAATTGCGCAACCACTTCTTGTGGTGTCATTTCGTTTTCTTGTGCCATAATTGACAATTTTTAAATTTTAGTTTATTAATTTACTTACCTTACTCCAATCAAATACATTTTGATCTTCAACAACGGTTGAATGTTTGATGTCAAACGGTTCAATGTTGGCAATGTCAACCAATCGTGCATTCAAATATTTTAATTTCATTTCTAATTCGTACAACCTTTCATCCGATCCGGTGCCGTGTTTCAATGCTTTACCAACCAAATCAATTTGATCCGCAATTTTCATGATCACATTTAGTTTGTCATCTGCACTTTTTACAACGTCAATCACATTTGTAAATTCATTTGCACCAAATGTAACCGCCGATCCTTCCCACAATTTCACTTCATTGATCAAAAAATATCCACCACCATCAATTGTTGCATCTTCAATGTATTTCATTTTATCTGAAATGTACTGAAAACCAATTGAATGTTCATTTATAATTCCATCCGCATAATCACGCAATGCATCTTCACCCTTTGTTGATGTTCCTAATTGACCAACTGCAAACAATCCTTTGTCATCCTCTTGCAATTTGTTAAATTTTCCAATTTGCCATTGCCAATCATGATGACGTAAAAATGCAATTTTTCTATTTGATCCGGAATTTGCACCACGTTGTTCAATTGAATTTTTAAAGGCACCTTTTTTGATCATGTCATTGTCACTGTCAATCACATCAAACGTTGAAAGATAAATTGCAACCTCTCTTTTGCTCAAATCAATATCTTTTATTGATGTTTGTGCCGTTTTTATATTGTATGCGTTTTCTGTTTTTTGCATGATTGTAAACATTTTACATCAAAATTAGTTAAATTTGTTCAAATATCAATAACAAAATAACATGGAAAACAATTTTTGGTCATCTGTATTTGGTTTGTCATCCGGAAAATTCGACAAATTTATGGATTTATTAAGCCGTCAAAACAATCAAATGTGGGGTGAAAAAGGTGCGGTTTGGGTTGACACAAATAAACCTTTTGATTTGTATTTGGAAATTCCGGAATTGCGAACGGTAATAAATAGACGTGCATTGATGATGTCCGGTGCCGTTCCAAAATTGGTTGACATGGATGGAAATGTCGTTGATGACCACCAATGGGTGTATGATCTTATTTCAAAACCAAATCCAACACAATCATGGTCTGATTGTATGTATATGATCGCCGTTAATGATGGATTGTTTAACAATTCTTTTGCATATTGTCCAAAACGATCATTTGACATCCGGAATTTGTTGGTGCCATTACCAACACCAAAAATCAAAATCAATTTATCCGGAAAATTTTTGGATCAAATGGATGCCGGTGGTTTGATTGATGGATTTGAATTTTGGTATGATGACAAAAAAATGGAAACCATTGAATTGGATGACATGTTGTATTTCAATACTCCGGATGGAATTAATTTGATCAATACTGAAAATAGAATTAAAACGTTAAAATATCCACTTTCTAATATTAAGGCACAATATCACAAACGAAATGTGCTATTAGAAAACATGTCTGCATTGGGTGTTTTGTCTTCACGTCAATCTGACATGGGCGGTGCATTACCAATGACACCGGAAGAAAAACATCAAATCCAAAATGATTGGATCAAACGCAACAAAGATCAATTGGTGATCACGGAAGCGGATGTAAATTGGACACCAATGAGTTATCCAACAAAGGATTTGATGTTGTTTGAGGAATTAACGGAAGATAAAATGGCATTGATTGATGCGTTTGGCTTGTCTTATCACATTTTCAGTCAATCAAAAGGATCCACATTTGCAAATGTAAAAGAAGGGATGCGCATGACCTATCAAGATACAATAATACCGGAAACTGAACAAATGTATGCAACACTATCACATCAACTTGGTTTGGTTGATCAAGGTTTGTTGATCATTCCGGATTTTTCACATGTTGCCGTTTTGCAGGATGACGAAAGTATGAAGGCAACCGCATTGAATACACGTGCGGATGCACTAAACAAAATCACATTGGCAGGTATTGAATTGAGTGATGATGAAAAACGTGCATTGTTGATGTTGTAATTTTTTACACAATATATCGCCGGTCATTACCGGAAACAATAACGGCACCCAATTGGATGCCGTTTTTTATTTTTACAACCTTGTGTACAATCCGGTTTCATTTTCAAACATTTTCACCAACATGTCATTGTAAACATTTTCAACAACTTTTTTCACTGTTCGTTTTCCTGCTCTTACACTCACAAATTCCATTGTGTACACATCCATTGGTGTTAATGTGATTGTCAAATAATTTGCACCGGATGCATTGCGTGTCAACTGCATTGATAATTTGTTTTCACTTGCACCAAAATTTTTTGATCCTGTCATCATTGCAAATCTGTTTCCTCCTAATTGGTTTAAGATCTCTTTTGCTACGTGGTAATTTTTTGCTTCTGTTGTCATGTTGTTTTGTTTTTGTGTTTGTTTGTTTCTTTCAATACTTAAAGATACAAATTAAATTTGTATCTACAAGTTTTTTTGATCTTTTTTTTAAAGTTTTTTTCCTGTTAATTCTTCCATCCATTCATGCAAATATGCACCGGCATTGCATGGGTGCGCATTTCCACCTGTTCCATTTACTGTTGCCATACTCCATGATTCAATCCAAATGTTACGTGTGATAAATTGATTATATCTAATCGCCATCATGAACGGATTTGATGCAATCATTGGAATGATCACCGGTTTGTTTGTTTCTAAATTTCTACCTTCTACTACTAAAAATACTTTGCTCATTTTGTTTTGTTTTTGTTTGTTTCTTTATATAAAGATACAAATTTAATTTACATATACAATACATTTATGCAATTATTTTCAAAAAAAAAAGCAAAAAAAAATGGCACCAATTGATGCCAATAAAACAGGATCCAAAACCTTCAAGTTTTCAAACCGTGTTTTTGTTGATTTCAAATATACACAATATATCGCCAATCATTTGTGTTGGATCTGTTTTTTTCCGTGTACCTTTTTCATGTATTTTGCACGTACTTTTGATTGATCTGCAAATGACATTTTTTCGTATTGATCATGTGCAACACCAACGGCATCACACATGATTTTGTTTAGTTCCTCAATTGAATGGTTTGCAAACATGGCTTTTTTATTTATAAATTAGTATTTCAACTTTTTCAATCAATCTGCAAAACAATGTTTCTTCATCCATTGTCATTGTTCCTGCATCTCTTTTTGCTTCTAATTTTTCGATCTGTGATATTAAAATGTTAATTGCTTTCATGTTGTTTTGTTTTGTTTGTTTCTTTATATAAAGATACAAATTTAATTTACATTAACAACACTTTTTTGCATTTATTTTTTAATTTTTTTATACGTTATGTATTGATCTTTCATGAAATCAAAATACTTGTATGCAACACCAACCAAACCGGAACAATCATGATATTCAATTGATACAAATTTTGGGTTTCTTTGTTCAACAACTTCTTGAACTTCTTGGAATGTATCACATGAAAATTGTGATTTCTTTTGTGTTGATCTGTTTGTGATGAAAAGTTGAAAATACATAATAAAAAAAGTTTTGTTTGTTTGTTTCGTTTACACTGTAAAGATACAAATTTAATTTACATATACAACACTTTTTTGCATTTATTTTTAAATTATTTTCTTTTTTCTTAATGAAATAAAACATTTCATTGTTGCTCTGACATCCTCCAATGCATCATGTGCATTTTCAAAACCTTTTTTAAACAACACCATGTGCAATTCCATCAACTTTGGGTATTTGATGCCGGTGCCGTTTTTGTTTGGTATTTTGCAAAATTGCTTTGATCCTTCCATTGTGCAAATTTTGTGATCCGGTTTTTTTGTTGGCATTATGTTGTGCCGTTTCATTTCTGCGGTCATTATCGGATGATCAAATTTCATGTTGTGTGCAATTAACGTGTTGCACCTGTCAACCGCTTTGCAAAATGCGGTCAATGCTTCTTCAATTGGTATTCCGTACTTTTTTGATTTTTCGGTTGTGTAACCGTTTTGAATCCAAAAACATTCATTTGGTATCGCCCATCCATCCGGTTGGATCAATTCACAATATGTTTGCACCACTTCAAAATGTGCATCCATCAAAATGAAACCTAATTGGATCACGTGTGGATAATTTGCCGGATCACTTGGATCCGGTTTGATTTGTTTGAAAAATCCTGTTGTTTCTGTGTCAAAAATTAAATACATGTTTGTTTTGATTTGTTAAATTAATTAATATATCGCCATTTTATTTGCAATTACCGGATAACTTCACCGGCAATTGCTTGTTTCATTTGTTTCATCAACTCCAATTGTTTTTCAAGGTTTGCAATGTTTTGATCAATTGCACAAATTGCGTTCAATTTCTTTGTGTCAAATGCTCTATCAAATGCAGGTAAAACAATTTTTTTCATTGCATCAATTCTGATAAATGGTATCACGGATCCAATGATGAAATTTTTGAATGCTTTTGCCGTGTACAATGCATAAACAATTTCAAATGCATTTTGCACATCTGTATAAACTGCAAAACAATTTGGAATTGGTTGTGTCAATGGTTGACCTGCTTTGTTCCCTTTTGATTGGATGTAAAATGTTGCATCATTTTGTGATCCGTTGAATGTTTTTATTGTTGTCATGTTTCGTTTTGTTTGTTTGTTTGTTTGTTTGTTTCTATACGTTAAAGATACAAATTTAATTTACATTAACAATACTTTTTTGCAATTATTTTCAAAAAAAAAAGGGTGCAAAATCTCGTTTGATCTTTGCACCCTAAACAAACTGCACACGGGTGTGTGCAACAAAACACGTTTAATTTCCTTTTATTATGCGTACATAGTATTTATGCAATGTACGTTTTTTTGTTTGTTCCAATTCTTTTTTTTCCTGTTCACTTGTGCAACAATCAAAATCATCTTCAAATTCCGGTGCAAAATTACTAATTGGATCCGGTTTGATCGGTTGGTGTTTAATTGATAGGAACAAAATTGCACAAAAAAATCCAATCCAAATGATCATTCCAAAAATATTTTTCATATATCGCCAATTCATTTTTAATGTTTTATTTTAAATGATAAAAATATTAATTCATCATCAATCAATTTGTGGTGTGCAACATCTACATCAAACATTTTCAATTTTCCTGTTTCCAATTCCTTTTGAATTATTTTTTTTGTTCTTGGCAAATTCAATTGATAGCGCATGTTTTCCAAAAGTATTGATGCGTTATTGTACGACATCACAAATTCAATTTGATCCGTGTTGTATGCTCTTGTTTCTGACAAAAAACCGTGCAACAACTGTTCGCACTTGTCCAATATTTGATCCGGTGTTTTCATTATCCAACAATTACATCTGCATAAATACTCGGTGCCATTGAATAACTACCTTCAACAATAAATTCAACACCTCTGTATGTTTTGATCTTGCGTGTGATCTTATCTGTTGGGTGCATGAAACGTTCAAATGTTGCCGTTTTTGCCGTTGTTTTTACACAAATAAATTGTGGTTTCAA